AACACCAGATGCAGATGAGGCAGTAAGTAAGTTTGTACTACCAAATTGCTGTGGGTTCTCTATAATACCTATTCTTGCGAACTGGTTACCTGTTGGGAAGTCTGGGTTTGTAACATCACTGTTCTCTATACGAGAGTATACAAGAACTTTGTTAGCACCTAGTTCTCTGTATATGTCAGCACCGTGACCGCCTGGTGGTGGAACGATGACTGAGAATGATGCACCACTACCTGTCACCACATCATCTAGATCAAGAGTTCCAAAAGAATATCCACTACCACCATTAGTTACCTGCACTGCAGAGGGTTTACCGTTGATGAATGTGACGGATGCCAGACCATCAGATCCATCTCCTCTTATAGGAACAGCGTTCTTTGTACCGTTGAATTGATATACCGCATCCGTGACATCTTCAATAACAATAGTCTCAATCTTACCATCTACGGCAGCGTTTCTTACATCTGCTACGTCAGTGTTTGTACCCCAGTCTGCAGGCACTGGTATAAACTCAGCACTGTCAAACTTGATGATATCACTTGGTTTTATAGTATAAAGATACTTCCAAACATAACCATCACTCTCTAATCTAGGTTGTAGATCTGTGTGTACTGGTTCTTCAAGGGAGATAACACCTGCACCACTGTTAGATGGAGCTGCTCCATTGTATATGCATTCATAAACTCTAAAATCTGAGTTCATCACATAGAAATTTGCCTTATACAAACTAGATGAGTTTGTTTGAGGACTCAACTTATTAATGCTATAGTCTGGGCGATACATCTCGTATATCGTACCTGTTGTCCAAGAAATTTTTCTTATGACTCTCAACACGTCGGTTGAGGTGATTTTTTTAGCAGATATTAGAGAATCGTAAATGTTGTCATGCTCGTCAAAATTGTCAATAGGTGACGGAGTGGCAGTGTTCCAATCCGATGCTACAGATGTAGCGTTTGGTAGACCTATGAAAACATAATAACTGTTGTCAGTCGTCGAAATTCCGCTAACGAAATTCGTTGCATTCAAAACTCTTATCTGATCAGTGATGATCGCTGGCATTATTTTGAAACTATATTAGTTCGTAATTGTTATTTATACGTAATCCAGTGACAATTTGTCTGCCCTTTGGATTTGTGGAGCAGTTGATAATCCTGTTATGCCGTTCATGGCGTTTACAGTAAGCGTCATACCCACAGCAACAGATGTAAATTTGGCATAAGAATACGCACCATAGTAGTTACCTGCACCTGAACTTAGTCCAGTTACGTTCACTCCATGACCTGCTGCGATCTCAGTGAATACTCTTATTGTCGAACCTGCACCTACTCTTGCTATGTCACTTACTTGGAATACACCATCTAGTGCAATCGTAGTCATACCAACGGGTGTTGTGCCTTTGAGTGACATCGCAGTCACACCTGATCCAACATTTGATCTAGTTACAAGGAAGAAGTCACCTGTACTTATACCAGTCTCAGTAAACCCACCGAATGCATTTTCTCTTAGAACTGAGTTGGTTGGTATAGAGAATTCAAATGATAGACCTGTAGCAGTAGAACCGACACCAACTATGACACCATCATCACCCTCCATAGTCACTCCTTCGATTGACTTGTATGGATGAGAGTATCCTGTTGTGCCGAAACCAGTAGTGCTCGCATCTGTATCTACTACCTTGACGTTGAACTCAGTGACATTAGGATCTTCAGTTTTTGTGAATCCAATAACACCACCTTGTCCGTACATGATAGTAGATGTTGTGCCCACCCCAGCTATGATTCTGGTTGCAGGCATAACTCTACCAGCATATAATCCTCTTGCCTTACTTACTTTTATACCATCTACAAATTTATCATCTTCCTGTTTTCTCCATGTCACAGGTCTAAGAGGTGTCTTAGCTGCTGTGATACCCTGACCTTTGTATATTGTAGTTTGTAGTGTATCTCTTGACACCACCTCTCTGATAGTCCTTGGATCTTGTTGTAAGATAGATCTATCATTTCTAGGACTTTGTATTGTTACGGTGTCACCCTTCAATATTGTCTCCACTGCCTCAACAGTAACAACATCAGCATCAGTTCCTCTATAGAACAGAACTTGTAGTGATGCACCTGTTGGAGGTGGTTCTGTAAACTTGATTTGTGTACCACCATCAAAGGTATATGCCTTGCCAGGTTTCTGTAGAACATCATTGATAAAGATCAACAAGATATTGTCAAGATCTATAGGACTACCTGCTGTCTTTTCAATAGAGATTGGTTCTCCATTCTCTCTCAATGTAAACTGTGTCTTACTGCTGTTGAATTCATTAGAGAAGTTATCTAGTATTTGGAACTTACCTAATGTCCAACCTGAGAACTTATCGTCACTCGTTGCTGTGACGGTGAATGCAGCAGGGATGAAGTTTGTTCCAGCACTGAAGTTTGTAGGTATACCTGCTATTGTTAGCACCTCACCTACAGTGTATCCATATCCTGTATTTGTTATTTGAGGTTCAGATACACTGTCTCCTATACCTATACCAATCGATATAGATGCACCAATACCTGTGCCTGTGCTTATCAACTTAAGATCATCGTAAGCATATGGTGAGTCAAACTCTAGTAATGGCACGTTGGTGTATGTGTATCCCACACCTGGCGTTCCATCCATAAAGACTTTCTTTATTCTTCCATCTTGTACAGAGAATGTACCTGCAGCAGCAGTTACAGGATTACCACCTATAACTCTTACCTTGAATTGTGTTCCCTCAGATCTGTATCCACTACCTGTATATCCCATAGCAACAGTTATAGTACCAAAACCTGATACCACTGCAGTTCCAAATCCAGCTTTCAACTGCTGGTATCCAAATCCTTGTGTATTACCAAGACCAGATATAATTCCTTTTCTAGGTAATCTATTAGCAGTTACATCTGATGTACTATACGTTTCTGTCTGACCAGGTATATCATTACCAGTAAATGTAATTGATGTAGCACCACCAACCTCATTGTAAACATAGTCGATGTCAGGTTTCTGGAATACGTTGTTTATAAGTATGACACCAAAGTCTGTATTGATACCAGTGACATTTTGACCACCGCTAGTTAGTGTAAATGTTTTTCCAACACCAGTAAATTGACCTGAGATATCATCAAGTACAGCGTTACCTGAGTAGTCAGATCTTATAAATGCTCTACCCTGAAACTCACTACCCTCTACAACGTCAGCAACAAGTAAGTTGATTGTACCAATACCAGCAGATGTAAGTGTTATACCAACACCTGTCAATGCACTAGGTTTATCTTTTGCAAATGAGAAGTCGTTGTTACCATTCTTGATTATGAAATAGTCACCATTAGGAACAAGAGGAGCAGGTGGTGTTCCAGTGGGTTTTAGTTTTATTTGTGTACCAGTGCTGAATATCTCAGTCAACGCAGTAAATCTACTTGCAGATACGTTGATTGCACTAGATTGAATTCCTACCTTCTGCCTCGTACCACCAAACGGTGTCTCGGCAAAGTGCATTTTATTTTTCCGTATATTATAATCTCCTCTGACCAGATTTACAGGGTCATTGACTAAGTGCGGTTCCTCCTGTGTCCCCATCCATGCCCGATCCACCAGAACATTGTCTGGCATAGTACCAAAACCTATGACATTGATCCGCATGATCTCATTACCCATCTTGATGAGATCATAGTTTTTGAATTTGTTTACATCCTTGAATCGTGCTTCACGGTTGAACATCGTAGTGAGCAGAGGTGTTGACACACCTGTATTCTCAAGGAGAGGTGATTGTATTACGTTGTCAATTGTGACAATACACCTAGTGTCTGGGTTAAGTGTTGTAAAACTCTGTGTTGTACCAACACCAACAGTTGTCAATCCTATAGGTTGGTTAGCATATGCTAATGACTTACTAGCAGCAAGTTTGAACGTATTCTCAGTCTGCTTGATAACAAAAACACTAGATGGAAGATTTGTTGCACCACTAACGCCAGGACTACTATGATCTATTCCTATTGCTCTACCATCAAATGACTCATAATTCAACTCCTCACCAGTCACAAAGAAATGATTAGGTATAGAAATTAGATCTTTTCCAAGGTTGACTGTTGCAGCATCTCCAGCATCTATCTCATGAGAGAACAACAGATCACCTTTGTGAGTGATTCTGAAAGATGTGTTGAAACTCTCAGTTGCAGTATTGAATTGTTTATTGACTGATGCTAGTTGGAAAGTCATTAGTAAGTTATTATCGTATTGTTTGCAGAGGCATCTGGTTTGTCAATTTTTAGTTCATACGTTCTTATCGTATATGCCTTGTTTGCAACTGGTAAGAACTTAAGTTGTGCTAACGTGCTAGTAATATGTATGCTAGTATTCTCCATATTTCTCTTCTCACTGTCTGCAGTGTATAGATTATTGTATGTGTTGTAGGTAGCGTTGCCCCCGAATGCGTTAGAACCAATAATGTATACAGAGTATTCATCATCTGTTGTATTGTGTACCTCAACGTGATATCTACATGTCGTGTAGTTAGCATACTCTTTCTGAGATATTATTTGTGGACTAGGTGACCCATTAGCAGGTAACTGTACAAATGTACTGTCTAGACAAGTGTCACCAATCTGATATTGACCAGGTATACCAGAGTTACCATGTGTCTGTGCCACACCAACTGCTCTTGTAAGTGAAGATACTGTCACTGCCATACCTACAGGAGGTGTATGCTGTAACTTCAACACATTACTTGTATTGTTTAGAGCGAACTGACCTATATCTGTGTCAGCATCCATCTTACCTGTGTTGGTGAACAGTACGTTGTTAGCACCGTCTGCCAACCATAAGAACTCATCTATCTCTTTCTCACCTTCAGGTCCTCTTGCTGATACGAGTATACTTCCAGATTTGTACATGGTTGTATCAATCTCATCTACATCCTGTGCTGTATTACTTACTGCAAGAGTCTTTGTTACACCCTTGTATTCTGCTAATCCAAAAGCAGTAGATGCCACACCAACACCATTTGTTATGATCTCTTTGTGGAATGTGATGTCATATTCTAATGCTGAGTTAGTAGGAATGTACATAACACTAGCAAGAGGTCCGTTTGTCTCAGTTGTGAACTCACCTAAGTCATCATCATCTGATAGTTCTGAGTATGTGTTTAGATATGTCACTGTTCCGTCAGAGAAGACAACAAATTCTGAGTACTGAGTTGCGTTGAATGCTATACCTGATGCCACGTCAAGAACAACTTGAGCATAGTATTTGATAGCGTTGATACCATCACCTGCAGGTCCTCCAGAGTTTATATCGAACGTATCAATCTCAACAGATCTGATAAGAGTAGGATCTGAGTAGAACTGAGGACTGATGTCGTCAAGTTCTAACACTCTGTTTGTCTTAGAAATCAAACCATCACCAAACTTACCAGTTAGGAACTGTATCTCGTCACTGATGTTCTCATCAATGTTAGTATTCTCAGTTACTAGGTCAAAGTTTACCTTGTCAAACAATGATGCTTGAGCATCAATAACCACCACGTTACCTGCACCTGATGATATACCTACAACTTCTGGTGCTGTGGTTGGCACTGAGTTGATTAGTAGATCTGAGTGTTTCTTGAAACCTGCTATGTGAGCAAGAGAGTCAACTGGTTCACTCCAACTGTTGATACCTACAAAACTCTTGAGTGAGTATGCAAAGTGTTGGTAGTAGTCATTGTCTTGTACCCTCTGGTAGAAGTCGTTGAGTTTACCTGTGTCTCTTTCCCATCCAAATGTCTTTTCAGATGATGTATCAAGAGTAAAGAATCCCTCATACGCTTCTGAAGAGTCAATCGTACCACCTGCTTTAGAGAACTTACCAGTAACAACGTCACCTGTGTTGAATCCTACAAGTGAGTCAACTCTTAGTACGTTTCTTGTTTTACCTTTTCCTATAATAACTTTCGCTTCTTTACCTGATGATGATACAACTGGTTCACCATTCAAGAATGTACTCTCAACAAGATTTACCTCAAACTTAGCAAGGTCTTTGTCTTTGACAACAACACCATATCTTTGTAGATCGTGTATGCCAGGATCTTTATCGACAGGGTAAGATAGAGTTGCCTCGTTGACATTACCAAACGCTGTATTGACACCAGTTAGTGTGAATGACTGATATCCATAGTCAGCAGAGTTGTATCCATTACCTGTTGATACACCTGTGTTCTCTACAAATACCTTATCACCAACTTTGAATGGTATTGGAGCATTAGTAGTGAATCCTGTGATAGGTGTTTGTAGTCTGAGAGTGACGTTTGGTTCTGAGTATGTGCAACTTATAATACCAATACCATTGGTGTTATTGACAGCAAATAGTTCTACGTCACCTGAACTGAGGTTACCACCTGCAAAAATAACTTTGACGTTTGTTACAGATCCACCTGTGAGTTCTGCTTCAAACTCTGCATTCTCATTTACAGTGTCTGTCTTACTGTTGTAAACAACAAAACTTGGTGGTGAAAGATAGTTTCTACCTGTAGATGTAATTGCTACACTGTCTACAGCAAAGTTATCCTTCAAGAACAATACCTGTGGTACTGCTGCCTGTGGTTGTAGTGTAAGGTCAGATGGATAATCATATCCTGTGTCAACCAATGCTACTCTATCTAATGCACCAATGTTACTACCAAATGCCTTGAGGTTAGCAGAAGATCCTGTAGTAGATGCCACTGAAACCTGTGGAACGTCCTTATAATCTCTACCACCACCTTGTAGTAAGACTCTTGCAACACCACCTTTGACGTTAGGTGAGTTTGTTATATAAGAAATTTGTGACTCACTAGAGTAACCTACCTTCTCAGGAACAGTGAATAGATTCCAACTGAATGTGTTTGTATCTTTCGATAGGATAGTGTGATTGCCTGTAAACTTACTTGGGTTTACAAATATCTTGGAGTGGTCTTTTATCTCTGTCTTGACCTCAATAGTTTTGGTATTCTGTAATGGTATGAACTTATAGTACAATACGTTTGGAACACGGTTGGTAAAGTGTATGGATGTCTTTGAGTTTTCGTTGCCAGGTATACCTGTGTTCTCAACTTCTATTGCAGATTTACCTGTTCCCACAAATGGTTTCTTGAATTCTTGATCAAGGTAGAACTCTAATCTGGTGTTCTCAAGAGTTTCACTAGAAGTATCAATCTCAAGTGTATCACCTGTGATAAGTGATATTGGTGGGTTGACTGATGACCCAATACTTACAAATCTTGAGCCAGGATCATATACTGCTGTGACAGAACTGGTTGCAGATGACACGATTGTTAGATCGAGAGTATCACCTGTCTCAAATGTATGATTAGGAGATGTCGCTGTAGTATTGATTATTCTAAGTGTGCCTGTCACCACATCTTTCTTTGTCTTGAAGAAATGTGTGTTTCCTATGCCAGTGTTTCCACTAAACATCACTCTCTCACGATCAGAACTGATGCCTGTCTGTGTAGTTACGATACCAATGAGATCATTGTCTAATTTCTGTATGAATACCTCAGGTGGCAGTGGTCTCTTAAATACAGGTGATATCAACTGCATAGATCTTGTCTGATACGTCAGTGATGTACCTGCACCAGGATTGTACTCTACTCTGTCACCTGTTTTGAACGGATGATTTGGTAGATATATTGATCTGGTTGGTATGAATATATCCTTAGTCTCGTTGTTATAGAATGATACTAATTGATGACCACCTCTTCCAGCTACTGTGACTGTGGTGCCGATACCTACACCGAATGTGCTACCTGAACCAACCACTGACTCAGCATTGAAGTAGAACGAGGTATCCTCTGGTGTTGCAAGGTTTATAGGTTTGTCTAATTGGTACGTAAACTCATTCTCTAACCTTGTAATAATAGATCCAGATGTATGTGCTGTACCTGTTGTACCGTTCTGTGCCCTCAACATCTCAAGTCTATTGTTCTTGATGTCAAAGTTGATTATCTTCAACTGCTCATTGCCAATCTGCACTATGTCATTGAGTTTGAACTTGTATGACTTCATGACATCAGGTAACCACTCTGTGATGAGCACACTGGTAGTCAAACCTGTCTTGACAACAGTTCCCATTGTCATACCAAGACCTGTCTGTGTTGTCTTGACGTTTATCTTGACGTTACGTGTGGCAAGGTTAGAGTGAGTGTTAGTTGATATACCTATGATCTCAACAAACGATCTATCTGCAACACTTATAGGACCTGTGTGAATACCTGTAACCTGACTGCCTTGTGCAACTAGAACAACATCTTCTAATTCTGTGATGGATGATGTGATAGTGGTAATGCCAGGTCCTTCAACGTAACTTACCTTTCCTATAGCACCAAAACCACCAGTAAGATTGTTATCAAATCTTAGTTTGTCGTTTACGTTATAATTTTTACCAGCAGTGACAATATCAATTCTGTCTACAACACCTGCACTTGTTGTCTCTACCTTAGAGTTTATAAGTGTATTTCTATTTGCTTGTGCTACGAACTCATACTCATTGATGTTGTAAGGTTCAGTGTTTCTTACAAGGTCAAGAGAGGGTAGATCTAGATCTTGGTTAGAATCATACTCTAAGTTGAATTGCTGTAACTTAGAATGATATGTGTCACCTATGATGTATGGGAATATCGGTGTTCTAGCTTCGTTGAAAGGACTGTTAGGGTTATTGACCTCTGTCTCCTCTACAGTTGTATAGTAAGCATAGACACCATTTGGAAACTCAGGTGTAGCAGCGAATCTACCATTGTGCTCATCAAGGTCACCTGTTCCTTCTACAAATGTAAAGTCTTCAACAAAGAATCCAGCAGGGTATTGACTGATGTTAGGTCCGTCAACCCTTTGTGATGCTAACTTACGATAACTTGACTCAATATACTTCTTCTTACCATCCACTACAGCAAAAGGTCCGTAGATTGGGTTGCCGTCATACGCCCAACCGATGATAGGTGAGTGATCCTGTCCTAAGTCACCTACGAAGTTTCTTAGGTTACGTGGCACATAATAATGTACATATGGATTACCTAGTGCTTGATCTCTAGGTGTATCTAAGAATCCATCATCCTCATTTACATCATTCTGCTTGGCATATCTCTCCACTTGGTTGACAGTCCACTTCTTGACATCACTAGAGAAGATAGCACCATCGCCAGGTGTCTTTGCTCTAGCAGTTGTTTCTACTTGAGAGTATCCAGCACCTTTTGTTATCATATCGATGCTAACTATGACACCGTTTTCTACGTTAGCTTTCGCTTTTGCACCTGTACCATTACCCTCGATGATAATATCAGCACTAAAGAAGTTTGTACCACCATTCTTGATAATGATTTGATCGATACGTCCATCTACAACGAATGGTTGTAAGAAGGCGTTCTTACCTGTGACAGGTTCAATAACAGGTTTGAAGTTATCGTTGATAACAGTAGATCCAAAGTCACTACCTTTGTTACTTACATGAACTGCAGATATCTTACCTCTTATGATTGGAGTAGCAGTTGCATTGATTGTCGATATACCCTGTCTACCACTGATGTCTACTGATAAAGGTGGATCTTGGAATATGTGCACACCTAGACCATCATCACTCAGTCTAATGAATGATGTAAGTTGTCTGTTATCAGATAATCTGAATTTATCATTATCAATCTTCTGAACAAAATACTCAGTGTTGTTTGTAAGACCACCTATTGCAGACTCAGTAGAAGAGTATTTGACTATCTCTGAATTGCTGAATCCATGAGACTCTATCTCAATAGTATCAGTAAATGTATTGATTCCTGTGCTTGTACGCACCTCCCTGTTCTTGAATAAACCTGCATCCTCTACTAATATCTTGTCAACCTTCTGTCTTCTAGATTTTGTTTTGAAACTTTGTAAACCACCACCATTGACTGTCAAATCAATAGTACCAATACCTGCTAGTGCCTTTGTTTTTGACTCTGAGATGTGAATCTGGAAGTCATCTAACTTTA